GTATATGGAACTAATACTACAATAGCAGGCGACTATCTTTATGCACTAGATGGCACTGGTGTAGATATTGTTATTCAAGATAGCGGTATTGATCCTGAACATCCAGAATGGCAAGATGCATCTGGCAACAGTAGATTACAGCAAATTGACTGGTATACAGAATCTGGACTAATAGGTACGCAATCAGCAGACCATTATAGAGATGCCGACGGACACGGCACTCATTGTGCAGGCATAGCAGCAGGCAAAACATATGGTTGGGCTAAGGGAGCTAGAATATTCAGCCAAAAGTTACAAGGGCTAGAAACATTATCAGGAAGTGATGGCACAGGCATTCCGATCTCTCAAGCATTTGATGCTATACGTTTATGGCATAGTGCAAAAACAAACGGTAGTCCAACTGTTGTAAATATGAGTTGGGGGTATGGATCAACACAATCTTCTGATCCTACAAACGGTGTATATAGAGGAACTCCTTGGACATACGGAGTTGACTATACAACTAGAGGCGAACTGTGGGCGGCAACAGGTGTAAGTAGAGAATTTTTCGGTCAAATGCGATTACCAGTTAGAGTAGCCTCAGTTGATGCAGAAATTGAAGATATGATTGATGCCGGAATACACATATGTATTGCGGCTGGAAACAATCGTTATAAAGCCGATGTGCCCGGTGGCGCAGACTTTGATAACACTGTAACTTTTGGTGGGTTTGCATATGAATATCATCAAGGTAGTTCACCTTTTAGTAGTGAAGCATTTATGGTCGGAAATATTGATGCAGAGGTAGACGGTACTGTAGACAAAATTGCAGATAGTTCTACAAGAGGCCCTGCAATAAACATTTATGCACCGGGTGATAACATAATGAGTACATCAAGTAGAATTGCAGATTCTGGATATACACTTTTAGATTATCCAGCTAACAGCATATACAAAATTATGAGTATAGGAGGCACATCTATGGCATCACCGCAAGTTGCTGGTGTTTGTGCATTACATTTACAAGTACAGCCTGATCTTACTCCTGCACAATTACAAGATAAAGTTTTTGCAGATTGTAAGAGTGTTATTTCAACAACAGGTTCTGATACAGATTACGATAATTATACGTTAACACTATTAGGCGGTCCTAATAGAATGCTGTATAGTAGACATGGTCAAGCAAATCCGTGGGCTATATCAGGAACGATAAATATTAGTGGAGGTAACTAATGGCATTAAATTTTCCTAACAGTCCTAGTATAGACGATACATTTACAGATGGCACAACAACTTGGCAATGGGATGGTACATCTTGGAATGTAGTTGCAGGCGCAGGTATATCAGCAGAAGCACCTGATGTCTTTAAGACCTTCACAGCAGACAGCGGTACAACTACAGCAGATGCAGAAGATGATTCTTTTGCTATAGTTGGCGGTACTGATATTACAACAGCAATATCAGGAGACCAAGTTACAATTAATTTTACAGGATCAGTAGCAACCCCGGATCAAAATCTATTCCAAACATTTAATGCAGATGCAGGAACTATAACAGCATCTAGTCCTACTGACAGTTTAACAGTTGCAGGAGCAGGCACAGTAAGTACGGCTATTAGCGGTAATACACTTACTATTACAGGTGCTGGCGCAGCTAATTTAGGCATTGACGATTTAACAGATGTCGATACAAGTAGCAATCTTCCGTCTGCAGGTAATGTTTTAAAATGGGATGGTGCTAAGTGGTCACCTGGTGCAGACTTAACCGCAGGTGGCGGTGGCAATGATGTTACATCAGTAGTTGCACCATTTGCGTTTGCTAGAATAGATGCAGGAAACTTAACTACACCAACACAGTTTGTTGAAATGCAAAGTGCGGCACACGTATACAATGCAAACACAGACAGTTACATAGACTTTACATTTGATACAGCACAAAGTAATACTAATTATGTAGTTGTCACTGATTTAGAAATTGCAGGCGATGCAAATATATCTGTTGAGATTGCAAACAAAACTGTAAACGGATTTAGAGCTAATTTCTATGACGATACAACAGGAACAGAATTAACACCTGGTTCTGTTGGTGCTAATGTTCCAGTGTTTATGGTTTACAATTCAAACTTTACAGTAGATGTTAGTGTAGGTGCAAACGCAGATACACTTGACGGATTTGAAGGTGTATACTTTTTAAATTATAACAACTTTATTAATACTCCTACTATTCCTTCCGATGTAAGCGACTTAACTGATACAACTAGTTTATTATTTGATAAACAGTTTAGTTCATTAACAAATACTCCAACTACAATAGCAGGATATGGAATCACAGACGCCTTTGATGGAGCATTTAGTTCATTGTCTGGCAAGCCAACTACTATAGCAGGATATGGGATCACAGACGCTTTTGATGGAGCATTTAGTTCATTATCCGGAACTCCTACAACAATAGCTGGATACGGCATAACGGATGCTTTATCGACAAGTTCTAACATAGGAGATTTAAACAATGTCAGTAGTGCTGCACCGTCAACAGGACAAGCACTTGTTTGGGACGGAAGTACATGGGGACCTGACACAGTAAGTGGTGGTGGTGGTGATCCAGATCAAAATTTATGGTTAACATTTAACGGTGATGCAGGTAGTGTTTCTGCTAACACAACAACAGATACATTCACATTTACTGGTGGTACTAACATAAGCACAACAGTTACAGGCGACAGTGTGCGTATCGATATGCCAGCGGCATTAGGTGTTAGTAAATATGACGATCTAGAAGAAGTTGTGCGAACTGGTAGAACTATAGATAAAAGTTATATGCCAGCATTTGCTATGTTACGCCTAAACAATGCAGGCAACTCTGCGTATCTGTGCGACAGTCACGGTTATACAGGAAACAATCCTACACTATATGCAATAGGTGGTATGACTATTGCTTTTGACTTAGATCAAATTGCAGGACATCCTTTTGAAATTCAAGACGGTACAGGAACAGCATATAATACAGGATTAATTCATGTAGATATTATTGGCAATGTGTCGACTGGAGCAAACGCTCAAGGTAAAGATGGCGGAACATTGTATTGGGAAGTTCCTGAAACTATTTCAGGAAACTATAGATATCAGTGTACATTGCACCCTGCAATGGTAGGTGCTATAACAATTAAACGTATATCAGTTATCTAATTGTTTTAACATTACTTCAATTTTTTCTTTAACTTTGAACAAATTGTGTTTTGTGTCTATTAATTGACGCGGACTAATAATGCCTCCGCTACTTGATTGATGTCCTACATCTATTTCATTAGATAGTTCCTCAAACGTTTTTATATAATTGACTAGTTTGAGTTTAACTTTTTCATCTTCTATTATAAGTGTAGCATTCTTATAACGCTTTAAATCATTAGTCCATTTTTCTGACTTTGTTAATCGTGGAAACATGTTTCACCCTACGTTTTTACCAGGAAGCACTATAAACTTATCTTTTTCAAACTCACCATTGCTTGATTCTGTAATCGACGAATCGTCTTTTATAGATTCAAGACAACACGGCATTAGGGGAGGAACATGATGAATTTGCCCTTCGCCTATAACTGTTTCAAAAAGTTTTCCTGTATCAGTATCAATCCAACGCAATTTAAAATTGCCTGTATTTACAAACCAAGTTTTTTCTTTTTTTACGTTAAAGAAAAAGTCTGTAATACTTCCTACTTTTTCAAATGCTAATATTTTTGTACAATAATCATTTGTTCTTGCTATTGTAAGTTCATGTCCCCATGATTGTTTTGATACGTCACTACTCATTGTCTTCCATTACCTTTAGTACTTCTGTTATTGTTGATAATTTTCCTTGTATTGTTTTGTTCTGTAGTGTATTTCTTAACCCGTGGTGTAGTGGCTTAGGCCATTGTCCAATTGATACCCAAGCATATCCATCATGCTCTTTATTTAATTGGGGGATGAATTCTTCATTTATAACTATTAGATAGGTATGAAATGAAAACCTATTATCGTTACTTACAAAACTTTCTAAAGGAATTACTTTCTTGAAATCTACATTACCAATTTCTTCGTAAATTTCTCTTTTTAATCCTTCCCAAGGAGTCTCTTTATTTTCATTTGTTCCGCCAACTAATCCCCAAGAGATATTAGACTTAGGACCAGTCCTATGTAGGAATAAAAATCTTTTTGTATTTAGGGAGTAGAATAATGCTCCACTACAAACAATATCGCTCATACTAGTAGTTATGCATCTAGTAGTATGTTCCAGGTCCCTCCTGAGTATTCACCTTCATAGCTCTTAATCCAAAACTCGCCGTTCCATTTATATTGTGTGCCGGTATTTAGATTGCTTATGTATGTTGCAGGTGAATCAGTGCTTCCATCGTTTGCACCAGAAGCATCAAACACTACATGCCATTTAGAGCCGTCCCATTCAACAATATCGTTTTCATTTGCTGTAAAATCTGAACCGTCAGTATTTTTCCAAGCATCTGGTCCATCTACATTTTCTGAATTTCCTATATCTCCAAGTATGAGTAACCTAATACCTGCTCCCTTTACATCAGTAGGATTAAATCTTAAAGGATCAATAATGTAATCTACACTTGTATAACTATTTGGATTTCTAGCAGGACCTTCAATAATAGTATCATCTGGTAATGAATCGCTGTCGAAATTAATTACAATTTTTGTTTCGTCCATAGGATTAATAGTAAATGTTCCTGTAATATAATTTCCATTACTATCTACCATAAGTAGTATTCTGCTTACATCTGCTTTATATGTGCCAGGGTAGGCTTCAACTAGTTCTCTCCAATTTACTTCGCCTATCTTATTACGCCACACTAATTGTGCTACATCATCAACTACACTTAAACCATAATTTTGATAGGTACTACTAATACTTGTTTTATCAAACAATCTCTTTGTATTAAAGTCCATATTTCCGTCACCTTGATTTGGAAATGCACCGTCATCAACATTGTATGTGCTTCCGTCATCTTCGGTGTCTATTGGACCTGTATTAACTCTTGTAACAAATACAGGTTCAGTACCATCAATTTGTCCTGCTATTGTAGCACCTAAGTTAATATCCCCTGTTTGTTCATTGAATATGTTAGATATAATACTTGTAGTTACTCCTAAGCGTTTTACCTTTGCAGGCGGTGTTAAGTATATTGGGGTACTAAATTGTATACTAGCAACATCAATTTCACTATCAACTCCTATAGGTATAGAACGTGATGAAAAAGTTATACCTTCTATGTTTACTACAGTTAAACTAGTCCAATCTAGATAGTTATCTGTAGTTTGTATTTCAAAACTAGGATTAAACAAAACTAATATTTGCTCTAATATTTGTAATTTTTGTTCTGTGTTTGTAGCCCAAAGATCAGCACTTACTTTTAATGTATATGGAGCAGGCATATGTCGTTCTACAGTGTAGTTTTTACCTTGTGTACTAAGATATTGTCCAGTTGCTTCGTCAAAAGTGCGTTCACGTATGTGACGCTTACTTATTAAACTAGAATCGGCTGTGCGATCTCTGTCCATTTCAAGACCAGTAATGTAAACAGACATTCTTGGTGCTGTTGGAATCTTGTTTTCGCTGTTGTCTCGTATTATATTAGCAACTTGTCTAGTCATATCTCCGTACATAACTGGAACTTGCTTTTCATTTCCGTGTGCATCTTGCACATTGAAATTACTCAACATTCTTACTAGTTGAGTTACATACCTTCTTATCTGTGCATCATAAAAAAATTGCATTACGTATTATCCGGTTTTGGTCTAAGTGCTTTAGAAAGTGCTTGTCTTTCTGTAATTGTTTCTCCACCAATTTCATTTGTATTGGTATTATTAATAAATGTTCCGATTTGAGTTTTTCTATCGTTAGTATTAGTCATTGTCATTCTAATATTATCCTGTACCTTTAACCACCTAGTACCATCAAATTTAAACAATCTATTAGGTAAAAAATCTGTACGTAAAAAGTAATCACCTGTTTCGTTTATAGCAGGAAAACTTGTTCCACTTCCGAATGCTGCTCCATTAGGTGGTTGACCGTCTTCTACTAGATAACCTGCATACCCACTTCTACTAGGTTTACCTGCGCCTGGGTCGTCTAAAGTAGTTACACTTGTTCTACCAGTATCGTCTGTAGTAATAGTATAATAATGGCTAGTATCATATCCTGATTTTTCTGCGTCAGCTTCTGCTTCGCTTAAAACAGCATCATTAATTGCCTTTTCTTTATCATAAGTGCTTAGTAAATCTCTCAAAGTGTTTTCTGTATATTCAGACCAGTTAAAAACATCTGTAGGTGTATTTCCTGATGTTTGAGCTGTTGCTTGATAAAGTTTTCCTTTATATTTTACAACTTGTCCTATCTCATAAGTAACAGTTGAACTGTAATCACCCATAAAGATATCTTCATCTTCCGGTACTTCTAAAATATCGTTAAACTCTTGTGAATCAACAATCTGTTTTAATTTAACTCTATATAAGTGAGGATACCAAGTAGGTGAAAATCCTTCTGCCGCTCTGTTTACATCTTCAACAACATAATATCTTTTAAGACTAGTTGCAAAATCGTTTTCAGCATACTCATCTTTTAAATGCGGGAGTTCTATAACATCACCGCTCATAATCTTCCTTCCTAGCGTTTTTACACTAGAAGTAATATGTATGGTCATAAACAATGTATCATTAGATAAGAATAAACCAAATTGGCTTAGATCGAAATCAATGTCTTGAACGTTGTATATACCCCGTATAGTATAGATATCTGGATCATACTTTCTGTCTCTGTTTTCTAAGAACAGTAAATCTTGTATTTGGGTATTATCTTTGACTACTTCACCGTCGTCTGTTCCGACATACTTGTGTATATTAACATCAGTACCGCCGACTGTAAACATTTCATAGATCCTTTGATCCATAAATTTGTAGTCATTTCCCTTTTCTGGTTTATATAATGATAGTCTTGGCATATACATATTT